CAAACAGGTAAAGAATTAAGTCCAGAACTTTCTGAAAGATTACGTGGCACAAACGTTGACAGAATAAAACAAAAAATTGCAGATAAAAAAATAGACGACGATCTACCACCACCAGGTAGCAGAGGCGGACCCGATGATATCGCAGCTCCTGTACAATCTTCAGAAGAGACTTTAAAAAACATGATTATGGCACAGAACAAAGAGAACATAGCTAAAATGAAACAGAGAAAAATGTTAGATGAGGCAATCGACAATCAATCACCATCTCTTTCTGGTGATAGAAAAGTTGATGCAGATTTAGTTGCAGAAGATCTAGCAGAGCGAATGGGATTAGTTTACGATGACATGCCAACAAAAGAAAGATTAAAACTTTATGATGAAGCGTATCAAGCTTTGACTAAAAAGAAATTTGATCCACCAGAAGACATGGCAAAAGGTGGTATAGCACGTATCGGTTTAAAAGATGGTATGAACAGAAGAACGTTCTTAAAATTTTTAGCAGGTGCTGCATCAATACCAATCGTTGGTAAAATTTTTAAACCATTAAAAATGGGCAAGACAGTAACCAAAGTTCCAATAATTAAAACTGCAGATGTTGCAGGTAAACCAGAATGGTTTGATCAATTAGTTAACAAAGTTATTTTAGAGGGTGATGATGTAACTAAAAGATTTGCAACAGGTGAGAGACAAGTTGTTCACATGAAAGTTTTAGAAAAAGGTACAGGTGGTAAAGAATTTCCTCCAGGAAAACCTGGATCTGATGATATTTCTATAATGGTAACACAAGATTTAGATGCAGGAGCTGTTAGAGTTGAATACAGAAATCCAGAAAACGTTTACGGAGATCCAGTTCAACTACAATACAAAAAACCATTGCCTGATGAAGGAAACCCAAGACCGGGAGCTGAGTTTGATACTGCAGAGTCAGGTCCAGTTGGAAGAGCGTTTGGTCCAGATGATTATGAAATAGAAATAGATGAACTTAGTGGTACAAGTATCAGTGACTTAACATCTGACGTTTCAAAACTAAAACAATATGCAACAGGTCAAAAACCTACAATTAAAGAAATGATGCAGATTAAAAGAAGAAAAGATAAAGCTAAAGCCATATCAGAAGGTGGAGAAGATGAAATGCAAGCAGTCATAGATAGACAAGGTGAGTTTATACAATTTGATGATATAGATCCAGGTGATTATGCATCAGGCGGCATCGCTAGAATGTTAGGTGAGTAATGGAAGACCTAGATAAAAAAATCATAGAGCTAATGGATCTCTTTGATGATGAACAAGTTACAACAGCAGACAAGATAGACAGACCAGAAAGAGCGGTAGAGAAACAAGCTATCGACGATTTTATGAAACGTAATCCAATGGCCGGTGGTGGGACTATTGCAGGTGGTAATATACAGGGTGAACAGATCTATGATAGATTTGGTTTTAAACTACCGCGTTTTGTTACAAAAGATCCAAACAACAAAACTAAACCTTACAGAGTAAAAATAAAAAAATCTGAATTAAACCCAGAACCTTTTAGTGGAAATTTTAGAACTTTAAAAGAAGCAAGAGCGGTAGCATCTAAATATAAAGCAGGGGTGAAAGGACCATCTGTAAATTTACAACTTATAGAAAACGCTCAGTCTGTTGTGGACGATTACAATAAAATTGTTGATAAAGCTGTTGCAAATAGAAATTTAACAGGAGTTGGATATTTTGAAACTTACGTAAAAAATAAATTTCCTAATAAATCTGATCAAACTAAAATATTGAGAAGAGTCTACGATAATAAAATAGATTATAGGGATTTGACACAAGTAAGAAAAACTTTAGCAAAAGACTTAATAAATTTAGCAATGGAACAAGAAAAAATTGTTCCACTACAATTTGTTTATGATCGTTTAGGTGCTACCAGATCTGCAAAACTTTCATCAGATTTGCAACAAATGGTAAACAAAGGTTTAAAAAATCAAACTAAAATAAAAGTAGATAGAGCCATTCAATCTATTGTTGAGGCTGATGAAATTATAGACGATAGTCTTATGAAAACTGTCGCTGATAAAATTGGTAGATCTTATGATGGAACTACAAAAAAAACAGGTTGGAAAAAAGCTTATAAAGAAAATTCATACTATAAAAAAAATAAAAAAATTTTAGATTATGCTTTTACTGCTGGTGGAAAAAGTAGCAGAGCTCCTGGAATGTCGTTAAGTGAGGTGCTTGATGATGCAAAATATAAAATAGGTGGAGGTGTTACTTTTAGTGGTAAACAAACTCAATTTGCTGGATTAAGAAGATACATATTTGATTATGCTAAATCTCATTGGCACAGAAATAATTTTGATGGTAACCCAGGAAAATCACTTATAGAATTTTACGATAAAAATGGAAAACCTATAAAATGGAAATCTGGTTTAAAATTAAAATTAGGTGAAGTTCAATTTAAAATTCCATCTGAATCAGATGTCATGTGGAGTTATAATGGTGCACCAAAAGGAAGTGTATCTGTAACAGGACCGATAGCAGATTCTTCTGGTGTATTTAAGGAAGTTACAGAAACTTATGATGTTATGAAAGAAATTTCTGATGCACCAGTCACTAATCCAATAACAGGTAAAGAAACAACTTATAATAAATTAGTTTCTGATATTTATAAAAAAGGATATGGCTATCAAGGTAAAAATATTTTTGGTTTAGACATAGATCACTTTAAAGGAGTAAGAGATCATCCATTTAAAAATTTAAGAGCTATGGACAGAAGACTAAACATATCTCTTGGAGCGATTGATAAAACTTTTGATAATAGAAATTTAAAAGCAAAATTAAAAAATGAAATATTAGGTGAGTTAGCAACTACAACTGGTTCTAATTATAATCAAGCTTTAAAAACTTATTTTGTAAATCAAGCTACAAACGTATTAGACAAAGGTATTGTACCAACTTTAGCGACAGAGTCTCCATATTATTCAGCAGTTAAAAATGTTTATGAACAAAGAAACCTTCCAAAAGGTCAAAAAGAATTGTTAGAAAAATCTTATCAAAGAGCTATTAAGTTGGAAAATTCTTTATTAAAACTTTCTGGACAGATAGATCCTGATTGTGCAGGTGCAATAAAACAAGCATCAAAAGATGGCGGTCGTATAGGATTAAAAACTATCGGATCGAGAGAGGTGTGTATTACAAAAGCGAGAAACTATATGAGTGAAGAACTTATAAAGGGTATTGGAACTCAACAGAATGCAAAAACAAGTTTGATAAAAAGAATAATTGCAGGTTCAGCAAATTTTTTAAAACAGAATTTAAGTCCTAAAGAATTATTAAAAATGGAAAACTTAATAGGCAAGCCTGCACTGTATGGTGCAATTGGTTTTGAAACAGGTTTAGTTGCTGATGATGTTTTTAGAAAAGGTAAACCTTTAAATGTTGCGGCAGCAGAAAGTCTATTTGGCCCTGTTTTAAATCTAGACGCAGATGCAGCTAAAGCAAAAAATATATTAGAATCAAATGTACAATTATCACCAGCTGCAAAGGAGTATGCACAAAACATTATAGATTATGATAGATACAGAAAAAATGAATTAAGCTTCCCGTCCTCACTAGTTGCAAAAAGCATGCCCGGATCTGATAGATATTTTAAAATGCAAGAAGATTTAAAAAACAAAATTATGACTACACCGGATACAGGTGCTCTAGATTATCAATCTGCATTGACTGAGTCAGAAGCAATATTTAAGGCAAAACCTAAAAAGCTTTTTGGTTTAGAAATAGATTCTCCTGATGCACCAGAGGTTACACCTCTAACAAATAAATTAGCACGACCTTCAAGAACAAGAGGACCCATGACTACAAAGCAAGATATGAAAGTAGATTTGACTCCTATAACATATCAAAACTTTCAACCAAACATTCCATCAAAAGAAGAACTTGAGGAGGGTCTTAGAAAAATAGGAATGATAGGACAGGATGAAATAATTACAGATGAAGCCTATCAACAAAAATTTTATAGACCTGAAGAATTTTCACAGTTGTTTCAACTACCTAGTTTTACAGGAGCTAATCAAAGATTTGAAAAAGGTGGTCGTGCAGGTTTTAAAAAAGGAACACCGCAGTCAGTGCTCAGAAAAGGAATATTAGAATTAATAGATGACAGTGTAAAAAAGACACCAAAAGATACAACTTCAACATTAGACAAGTTAATTAAAAAAACACTTGATGAAGATTTCTTTGATAAAAAAGATAGAATAATAGATCAACTAGATATTACAGCGGCAAAGAAAAGAAAAAATTTTCCTTACAATCAAAAAGTTCAAGAGGAACCAGATCAGTTAGAATTTTATGATGACATTACAAAATCTAATTTTAGAACTAAGACAGGTCCTTTCTTTGATCGTCGTAAAAGAGCAGGGGGTGGTATCTTAAAACAAGCTGGCGATTCGTCAGGCCCACCGCCAGAATCAGGACCAATGTCTCAAGGGTTGCAAGGTCTAATGAAACGTGGTATCAAAACATAGGAGTATTAAATGGCAGAAATAGATAAAGGACTCCCGAACACTAGAACTAAAATTGACATTCCTTCAGATGAAGAGATGGCAGAAGAAGTTAATGTTCAGGAACCAGAAGAACAAAAAGGACCTGTAGAGGTTACACCAGAAGAAGACGGCGGCGCAACAATAGACTTTGAACCGGGAGCTATAAATATACCGGGCACAGAAAACCACTTTGACAACCTAGCAGATATTTTACCAGACGACATTTTAGAACCTATCGGAAATGACATGGTTCAAAATTTTATGGATTACAAAGCGTCAAGAAAAGATTGGGAGAGTTCTTATACATCAGGTTTAGATCTTTTAGGATTTAAATATGAAAACAGAACAGAGCCTTTTCAAGGCGCATCTGGTGCAACACACCCAGTGTTAGCAGAAGCAGTTACACAGTTTCAAGCACAAGCTTACAAAGAATTATTACCAGCAGATGGACCAGTAAGAACACAAATAGTTGGAGTTGTATCTCCACCTGTAGAGCAACAAGCAACTCGTGTAAAAGATTACATGAACTATTTAATTATGGATCAAATGAAAGAGTACGAAGAAGAGTTTGATTCAATGTTATTTCATTTACCACTTGCAGGTTCTACATTTAAAAAAGTTTATTACGATGTACCATTAGCTAGAGTCGTATCAAAATTTGTACCTGCAGATGAATTAGTTGTACCGTACACAGCTACAAGTTTAGATGATGCAGAGTCTGTCATACACGTTGTTAAAATGTCAGAGAATGAATTAAGAAAACAACAAGTGTCAGGTTTCTATAGAGATGTAGAATTAGCACCTCCAGGAACTGTAGAAAAAAATGACGTTGAAAAAAAAGAAAGAGAATTAGACGGAACTAAAAAAGTTGGAAAACAAGATACAATGTATACTCTGTTAGAGTGTCATGTAAATTTAGACTTAGAAGGTTTCCC